GAACCAAATCTCCGTCTTGTTGCGGCGGTAAGACAAAAGGTTGTCGTCAAAGAATCTCTGAATCTTAGACTGCAACTTCAAGTCTGGGTCGTTCACTACGCGCAGGAATGTCTCTGGGTCGCGACGCACATAGATGAGCATATCGCGGCGCAACTCCGACGTGGTGATACGAGATGGGTCGATGCCAAGAAGGATGCGAGATACGTGCTCTAGAGCCTCGATACTCATGTTCTTGCACTCGACCAAGGCGTCTACCTCAAGGTTAAGCTGCTCAACCTCAGCGCCAGCGTCGCGCTCTTCGTTGACCTCTTCATACTTAACACCATTCATAGGGTGGTAATGAAGAAACTCCTGCAATACAGGGTTGGTCTTAGGTACATGGAGGAATCCATCTTCGAATACAATGGGTTCAACAACGGCATTTCCGTCCTGCTCGTCTTCGAATGGAGTTTTTTGATTCCGGGCGTAACGCAAGGGGCGGTTCTCTCCTCGGTCATCATCCCAATAAAGGAGTGGGTTGCGTGAGTTTCCACGACCGGGAATCATAAATGCGATAGGGGTACTCTTCCGCTTCAAGCGGTATACTTTGTTTTTCATAATAGTTTATTTAAGGGGTGGATAGTGGGGGCGCCGATTGCGCCCCCAATACCCGGTTAGAATCAGTCGTTGAACAGGAAGAAGTTGTTCGCTCCCATGGTGCATACTGCACGCTCAGAGAGGTAGTTGACTTCCATCGCGTCACGGTCACTGGTAGCAGCGCCTCCGGCAGAACCTGTAATCCAAGTCTTGTACCGACGGTCCTCAGTCTCAGAGGCACGGTAGCGGACGTGGAGGAACGGACGCTTGGCGTTCTTACCCAACACTTGGTCGTAGACGGTAGTGCTACCGGCAGGAACCATCATGCCGTTGATACCGCCAGAAGCGAGACCACCACGCATAGTTGGGTCGTTCAAGTACTTCCAGTCAGACTTGTAGAAGTCGTAACCACGGCGGAAGCCTGTGAAGCCAAGGTTGAGAGCCATCTGCTCGTCGTTGTCGAACAAGCCGTAGCTCGTACCGCCAGCACCGTAGCTATTCTGAGCAGCCAACATATCGTCGATGGCGAACCCGAAGTCACGGTTAACGAAGATGACGTTCTCCTCGATGGCACCCTGCTTATCCAAGCGAGAGATAATTGCATCGAAGTCAGCCAAAGCAGCGGGAATTCCGCCAGACCAAACGTTACCACGATTCTCGATAGTGTAGAAGATACCATCAGTACCCTTTGCTACGTTAGCGTTAGTAGCGTTGTCCATCGGTACTGCTTCCAGCATAGATGTCTCGAGGTAGTCGTCAAAGCGGAGACGGGTCTCGTGCTCAGACTTCATGTACCAGAGGTATCCGTTAGCACCGTTCTCGGTGGTCACTTCAATCCATCCAATCTGAGCCATGTCAGAACCGTTGACTGCATACTTATCCTTCAGGATAATGGGGCTGCACTCAAAGATTTCGTCATCAGCTTCGAGGGAGCCATCCATTCCGAGCGTGCCTTTGGCGAACTCAGAACCGTACACGAACACAGTTACGTCAGAACCGCCAAGTGCCGTTCCTGCCGTTACCAATCCATTCAGCTCGTAAAACGCGACAGTGAAAGTGTTGGGGAGAGTTACGTCTGTAACGATACCCTTGTTGCTTCCGCTTCCGTCGTTCTGGTCAATCATAACAGTCTGTCCAACGCGGATAGCGATGTTGTCTGTTGAATGACCGCCTTGGAAACCGCCTTCTCCAACGATGTCGTTGACCTGAAAAACGGCTGTGTTTGCATTGAGTAGTGCAGCGGTACCAACTTTGGTATACTTGGTGTGGAGACGACCCTGCTCAGCCCACTTAATGAGGTCTGAATTGGATGGCAACTCCGCGCCAACCATACGGAGGAACGATGCTACTGTGCGATTACCGTAACGCTCGAACTCCTTCTCGTAAGTATCAGGGAGATACTGATTGAGGAAGTCGAAGTTGGTGATATAGTTTGTATCGAGAGGGACTTGTGTCGCGCTCGGTTGGAGTTGGAACCCCGGGTCTAATTGTACTGAACCTGCCATGTTTTCTTAAGATTTGTTTCTTGTACTACGAATTTTCAAACCGTTACTCGAACTGGGAGTTACGGCTCGAACTTTGAATTCCCCCTTAGAAACAGCTTGGGGCACGGGACGCTCGGACATGTTAATGTTTTTAGTCTTGCGCATCACGTCATCCACCGCAGCCGTTTTGCCTTGCTCGTAAAAGAACTCGGCAAACTTCTCGGGGTTCATCGCGACGGCTAATGACTTGTGGTATCCCTTGGCGTCCTTGACTAAGCCCTGCTCATCCAGATACTTGTTTAACCAAGCCTCTGGGGTTTGCTGCAACTTCTTCAATTCACCACGGTCACCGGGAGAATACACGTAGGATTTGTCGTTGAGGTTGAACTCAAAGCCCTTGAACTGTTCACTGAACACCTCTCCAGTCTTTTCGTCAAACCACTCCTTCCTGCGCTTCTGCTCCTCTTGGTAAGTCTTCGCCTGCTCAACATATTGCTTGTACTCTTGGTACTCCTCAGACTCTTCCAGAGAACCTGCGCCCCTTGACTCAAGAGGTGCTTGGTATTTCTCCTTCTCTTCTTCGAAGTACTTCCGTGCTTTAGCAACAGCTTTCTTCTTGGCTAATTTAGCCTTTTTAATGTCGGTCTCGTCATCGAGGTCTTCATCAAACTTATAGTCCTCCATCATCATCTCTACGTCCTCTGCATCGAGGCCGTCTTCAGTTTGTAGGAGGTATTCTTTTAGCAACCCATCCCCGTCTGCTTCAGCGAGGTTCTGGTTGACTTTCATAAAATCCTGTAGACCGCGACCGGTCTCTTGCTTGTACTTGTAGTACGCCGCCACATCCTCCGGCAACTCAACCTGCGTTTCACGCACCTCGTTTAGTTCGTCCAAAGAACCAATCTCTCGCCCGTATCGGCTGCTCAAGAATGACCGCACCTCGTCTTCCGATAGCGCAGGTGCCGAAGGCTCAGCCCCCGGAGCAGGCTCACCGTTTAATTCTGCCTCATGCTTATCAAGCAACTCCTGCTCTACCTGCTGAGTAGACTTAGACTCTACCTCCGAAACCTCTCTTACTTTAATTTCCATTTATTTATATTTTATCGTGGACTAAACTCGGCCAAGTCGAAACCATCGAGGCTGTCCTCGTTCGACTCGAAATTCATCGGCGGCAAGTTATTCTTTCGCTGGTCAATAAGCTTGCTCTGCTCAGTATTTTGTTGACTAATCCTCTGTGACTTAGCGCCCTCGCGCTTGTCCTCCCGAACCTGCAACTGCTGCTCCTGCATGCCATGGAGCTGTTGGTTGTACCGGAACTCAAGGTCCATAAGCTGAGCCTTAGCCTGCGCCTCGGCTTGCATCTTCTCAATCTCGAAAGCAATCTCCGCCTGCTTAACCTGCATCTTACTCTGGGCTTCAGCCTGAATCTTTTGCATAGCGGTCTGCGCTGCCATCTGCTGTGACTGCATGTTGTTCTGCGCCTGCATCTGCTGTTGCTGGAGCTGGAACTGACGCTCCTCCTCCTGCTTCGCAACACGCTTAATCTTAAGCAGTTGGTTGGCGAGCTTGATGTTTTTAATCTCGCGGATATCGATAGCGTCCTCGAGGTCGATGCCGCCTTTGCTCAAAGCCATTTGGATATTGGCCTCGAGTTGGGCACGCTGCTCCTCGTCGGGGCTGACCTCGATGAATACGCCGAAGTCGTAGATATACAGGTCGCTAATCTCCCGTAAGATGCTGACGTTGTACTTACCAATCTGGTTTACAAACTCATCCTTAAAGTCAGCGTACTCAAGGATGTCACTGATACGGTAAGTAAGAGCCTCAGCTAGGGAACGGAACATATACAAGCTTCCGTCCAAGATGTGGCGGGTAGCCGTATTGCTGTTGGCAGCAGCCAGCTTCTGCAACCCAACCAAAGCATGTGGGTCGGGAGTGCTTCCGTCGCGAGCTTCGTTGAGTCCCGTTACGTCACGAATCATCTGCAAGTAGTGATTCATATTCCCAATCAACATCTGTGTCTTGGCAGCACCGCTGTTGCTATTAAGCTCTTGGATAGGAACCTTGCCCTGATTGTACTCACCGTCTTGAGTATACGAGCGTCCCACGACACTACCGGTTTGGAAGTATAGCCGTAAAGCATCCTCTGGACTATAGGCATTACCCGTACCAAGGTCTACCTCACTAAGTCCGTCAGCATCGATATACACTCCGTCGGGAACGGTGCGAGAAATAACCTGCTGGAGCTTAAGGTGGGTAACCTGAATGAGGTCGGCGAAAGGAATCATACGCCGCGTAAGCGACTCGATAACGCCCTTATACATCCGTGGTGCTGTAGCCACATAGTTTGGTAAGGCGTGCTGAGACGCAGACTTAGGGCGCACCATGTTCT